TCCCGGCCTCTGACGTGAACATCACCGGTGATCGGGTCCAACGAAATGGAATCTGCGGTGCCAAGTAGCAAACTAGTGAACGTCGCGCCATCGTCTATGCTCGCTTGTATGTCAAATGTCAACCCGACAGCAGATGACCAGAACGCAGCGTCGGCCCAGGGATCTAACCCTAATGCAACGGCCACACTGAACGTATCTGCACCGTAGTGGTTATTTGATTCAACGGTAGCTTGGTACGCACCGATTAATACCTCGCCATCGAGTCGAATCCGGAGTCTTGCGCGTCGATTTCTATGACCGTAACTCACTGTGGCGCTATTCCTCCGCCCGCGGTTGGATCCCGTTCAGGAATTAGGAGTGTCACAACACCAGTCAAGATTGGGTCGTTTATGCAATTGAGTTGGGCGATCCTAAGCCACTGTGTTGCATCGTTCAGTTGTTCTGCAGAGATCCGGAAAAGGTCTCCCCCTACGACCGTGAGCGTTCTCAAAATCAGGAACTCGCATTTGCAAGATTACGAGCAGCCCGGCCCAAATAGCCGCTTCCACTTACGAGGGTCGCGAGCTGCTGAACTAGACCTGTCGCAGCCATCAGATTGCTAGCCAGTGCCTCGGGAGAAGTTTCGAGTGTCGCTTGCATAGTAGTCAGTAGGCTGTCTGTTGTTGCGATTTGGTTTGCAATAGATGATAGAACCGCGGACACGGATAACTGAGCTGCTGTATAAGCTTCCGCGCCGAGCGTGGTAGCAGTTGGAACAGAGAGATTGTTTTGTACTAGAGTGAAATCGACGCCCGCTCCGCTACATTGGTCCATCGCAGCCCCCAAATCGGCTAACACCGCATCGCTCAGTGAGAGCCGAGCGTTCGCCATAGAAGTCGCTTCATCCCGCACGACAGTACATGTTATCTGGTACGGAATCCAGACTGAATTTTTATACTCTGCAGTAAAATTGCTGATTATAACCCGGTAGAAGAATACGTCCCATGTCAGATTTAGTTCCGCACCGGCAGTCCGAAGCGTGTTCAGCTGCTGACTTCGGGCCGCGGCTCTTGGTCCGGAGAATGCCCCCCTAAAGTGAATGTCACTTTCTGCTGGACCAATGCTATCAATGATCCTCTGTCCGTCTGTGAGCTGATGAATTGCCAAAATTTGGCGACCGCCAAAGTTTATTCCGTCCGGTATTTCAAACGAAGAAAGGGCAACGGGGCCGAGCACTAATACGATATCTGACATTGTTAAGCTAACCCCCGCCTTGACTGGGCCACTGCTGAGAGCAAAGGTCTGCAGCATTGCGCGCTGGCATTTGCGTCACATCCCAACGGTCGGACCTCCTAAAGGAGAGGTTGCTCGGAGATCGACAGCCATGATGCCCGTGCGAGGCCGAATGACCTCCTGACCTAGTTGCCTGCTCAACCAACGACCGAGCGCGCTTCCGTCTAAATATAGCTCGCCCCATCCATGCTCGGCCTGCTTGACGCCCGCGGCCTCGGGCTCCCGAAATACGCCCCTTGAGGGCGTGAGGTCGGCCGCACCGAGTGACGCACTCACCGAGGGCTGACCCTGAGCGGCAGTGGCTGGAAAACGACTTTCCAAGCTATCGATGTACAAAGTACGGTTGTTGTCTTTGAGAGGTGAGCTCGAGGCGGCGATGGTACTGTGGAAGTCCAGCCACCAGCGCCATTGCGGCGTCTTGCGTATGATGAGTTGAACGCTTGAATCGTTCTGGCGCAGCTTGAGTGTGTCACCCATCCCGATCAGACCAACGGGCGTCAGGGAGTGACCTCGGTTCGTCATCAGGTCAGCCAGCGAAGCTCGGTGGCTAGACCCGAATGCGGGGCCGCTATGAGATAACCCGACTCCGGAGTGCGAAGTTCCCATCAGAAATGACGGATGCCACCAGGCAGGAGCCAAAAGAGCGTCTCGTTGTCTAGCTATCGTTCGCAATGGTGCAATAAAACTACGAAATGCCGTTTTGGACCATACAGATCTCGGCCAGGCGTCGATATGATTTGACGCGGACCGATTCTGCCGACCGCTTCGCAAACCGACGCTGCTAGGTTGCGACACAACCATCGGCAGCATTCCAGTTCCCGAAGATGGGAGCAAAGAGCCCGGCCATAACCGAGGTGGTCTAACCCAGCTCGCCCTGCCCCACATCGCAGCGGCGATCTTCAGAAGACGAGCCAGCGCCGGCCATGACACGCGGCCCGGCCCATTGCCGCCAAGGCCGCCTGCAGGCACGTTTAGCCCTGGTGGGCTGGTATTCGCCCATTGCCAGTACTGGCCCTCGTGCCAATTCATGCTAGCATCGTCCACTGAAGGGTTTTCCAGTCGAATCGATGACCATCCAGAGTTCCGAAGACGATGATGTACGCCATACGTTCATCAGGCTGAAGGGAGAAGGCAACGTCAAACGGCACCCCGTTCCTAACCAAGTATAGACAGTCAGTTAGCTCGGGGTGCCGCACAAGTTTCCCGCGTTCATTGCCTGCGCAACATCGTTGCCTTGCACGGTAACACTCACTGCCTCGGCAATCGCATCGATCCCCGCATCCCCAAGGCGACCCACCAGCGCCTCGATCTGCCCTTCAGTCGTGGGACGGGGAATCGGCAGATCATCTATGGCTGTGACCGAAGCGGCTAGAATAGCTATCGAAAGCCACGGCTGGTTCAAGGCCAGTTCGGGTCCGGCGGTTTTTAGTAGACGTAACTTGTCTAATGCTGTAAGATTTCGAACAATAATGTGCCTGCCCAGCGCATCGACGATGCTTCGGTCCTCTTGTGCTGTCTCCAGGATCGCTTTAGATGGTGTCATCAGATTCGCCGCCTTCGCGCGCTGAAGAATTCGAGCTTTTGTCTGACGCTACTGTCCCCTTTCCACGTTCCAGCATTGGCCAGCTTGAAGGTAACGTTCTCGAACTGGTAGGTCGAAGTGGAACCATCGGTCTCGTTTATGTACTGATACATTGTGCTTGCGGTGAAGCTTCCTCCATCGTAATATGTCTGCTCCGACGATGCAATGAAATCTTCGACTGTGGAATTGCCGCGCTCCAGTTCGAAGCTACCTTCCCAGCCCTTTGGTAACTCCGTGCCAAGTTGCGTCCCATCTAGCCGGCCGACACGCACAGACTGCGTGAGCTGTCGACTTTCGAATGCTGTGACGTGCTCCAAATCGACCCGCCCACTGGGTCCTATGACAACAAGCTGTGTATCGCGGCCGATTGAGAATGCGGTATAAGACATGACAGACCCCTCCCGTTAGTTTTGCTGCCCAGTCGGTAGGGTCTGGACAGATACCTGTACTGTCTGCCCGCCTTCAATGTTGACGATGAATTTCTCATTTGTTGCCTGATACTGGACCTGAGCATCCGATCGGACGTAGCCAAGTCCTGTCATGCTCGGGGGATTGTTTGACACATCGCAAATTACGCTATACGGCAGGCTTCCACCAGGGCCACCCAGGAGTCCCTGATCGAGCATGTTTTGGAGGAATGACAGTTGCGCAGACCGAATGCTTTGGAATAAATCTGCATTGATTACCTCGCCGACAAATTGGCCCATTCCGGCAGCAAGAGTAGCAGCAATGTAATTGGTCAAACGAGTATAGCTATCGCCGTTGATGGCGGGGTTCGATGAGGTATTATGGCCACCGCGAACGCCCCAGTAGCTGCCGCCAGGTTGCGGGTTGCATATTACATCAATCCCCGCCCCGATCATCACCGAAAGCTCTGCCGCTGAATAAGAGGTGGTTTGTCCGGACCCTGGGGTGCCGGTCATCTGGCTGCCGATTACACAATAGATCGGCTTGTTCAGACTGGACTGCTCTGGCGACAGATTGGCCAACCGCCCTGCCGCGAAACCTTGGGGAGAGACCAGCCGTACGCTGCCGTTAACCTGATCGGACCACCACAGCCAATCACCAAACATCAGCTTGGCAGAATAACTGTCGAGGCCTGCAGCCTGCATCGTCGCAACAGCGTTTTGGATGGTATCACCAGCCGGGCCAGTAAGGACCATGTAGATCCCTTCCTGCAGTCCAAATATAGCCTGGGCGGTCCACTGGGATGAATCATCACTATCAGCAAGAATTGCAATCCCGCATCCCTGGCCTCGCAGCGCAAACATGCCCGTGCGAGGCAATATGTCGGCGCCAACGAGCTGGGCGGAGGTCACGCCACTGGCCCCATCGGAACCCGGGGCGCTCGCTCCCAACGTCGTCGTGAAGGTCATGGGGGCAGCAGTCGTGCCGCCAGCGTTTGCAGTAATCAGCTGAGATGGACCCCGCTGGGAACCTTCTCCCTGATTCACAGCGGCTGCAACCGACAACCAGAACGGGGCGCCGGTGCCGCAGATATTGTCGTAGACCTCAGGTTGCAGGCCGGGCAGCGTTACCATGAGCCGCCATGAATTAGCGGCAGAGCTGGGCTGTAGAGTCAGCCCAATCTGATTGCCTAGAGAACCCGTGTAAAGAGCCGTAAAGGTTGCTGTGGTTCCGGGAACGACCACCTGGGCGGCAGTGTCGGTACCATCTGTAACTCGTACGCAACGGAAGTTCTGTGCCCCCTGTTGAACCGCGGTCGCAACCTGCGTTCCCATGTCGTATTTTCGGGCGATGATCGGACCGAAGCTGCGCGCGTAATCGGCCATGGTAGCGGCGATCACCGGCTGGGCCACCGGACCCCATGAGGCCGTTCCCACCACTCCCACGACATTTGTCGGAACCCCATTCAGGATCAGATTCTGCGGTGGAACTATCTGAACGTAAAGATCTGGTACCACAAGCGCGGTAGTGTTGATGCTGCCTTGTTGAACGATGGGCATAGCATTACGCCTTTTCCGACGTCTGTGCAGAAACGCGCACGACGGAACGCGCATGTTCGCTGCTCAGAACCGTTGCGATACTGGGTGGATCGCAAATGATATCGCCACGCAAGAATCTTTCGAAAGGCTTCACGACTACTAAATGCATTGCATGAACGCTCCATTATCAAGCAATCAAAGTATCGGCGTTGAAGATGAGATCCCCAAAAATCATCACGGGTTGGTTCATCGTGACCGTGGTTGGATATTCGACACCGTAAATAAGGTCACGTCGGTAAAGTAGAGCGTCCTGCGATTGATCAAACACGAGGCTACCGTGATAGTGAATTCGCCCCAGTGTGCCATCCGCTAGACTAATGAACCGGAAACCGGCCAGAAGCATGTCGATGACTGACGCCGAGGCATCTCTGGTGGCTGGCGTAGGACACCAGCACGTAATTCTGAAGCCTCGCTCCTGACGCCGCACCACTTGCGTAGCGGTAGCGGTAGAAACAACACGGGCGACAATTCTTTCAACGCCCCGGATCGTCAGCGATGCGCCGGACAAGTTTACAACCCAATCCGCTTGAGCGTACACAGCAAGTTGCGCAGCTACAAGCTCCGGTGTATCGCTTGGATGCACCTGGTAGACATAGCTCATCTCATCGAGAAGGAGGCCGACCATTTGGTTTGATTGGGTTGTGCCGCTGATAGTAACCGTCGATCCGACGACCGACGCCGTCAGAGTCGGTGTGACTGCTGGTGCCATCCATCGCTGCCGGTAGCGTGTGGTGTTACTACCAGGCTCCGGCATCGGAAAAACTGTCACGTTGATTCGACCGGCTGCGAGATCCTCATTTAGAGAGGATGAATTGGGCCAACCGCGGTAGACCACACAATCTGGCCCGGGGGCGCTAGGCGATGTAGGACCATCTGGGTACAGCGCAGCGGCGACCAGGGCGACGATCGCATCCTCCACATCGGATTGGTCTGCCATCAGGTTGTCGCCTGCTTGACCGCCAGCCGCCACCCAAGATCTGTTAGTTCGGTAGTGGCCACCACGCCACTCCGGCCCAAATCATCCGACATCAGGTCAGCGGTGCGCAATACTACCCCGGCGCACGACGGAAGCAGTACAGTCCACAGAGAAACAGCGGTGTCACCGGGAAGATTCGCAAGCGGTCGAGCTTCCCTCGTCGCCGCGAGCACGCTCGCGGGCCAGTTGCTCATAAGTAGGGTAACGTTTGCTGAGGTGATACCTCCATAGCTGTTGACTCCCGTTGTGGCTTGAGCGCCAGGCCGGGTGAACGAAATAATTCGATTGGTCCGTACGCACAGGGTGGGCAGTAGCCTGGGCTGCGCCGCAATGAACCAGACGACCTCCTGTTGCGCCAAATAGTCACCGGGTTGTGTGTACGCAGCATCGAATATTCCGCGCCACAACGCGTTCCCATAGCCATTTGGCCGGCCGAACCGCCCGTCAATCCCGCAAAAGGCTGCATGCAAGCGAAGAAATCTGTTCTCAGGTGCGAGGGGATTCTCGGCTCCATGCGGCCGATAAGCGCTCGTCACTGCTCCCGTCGCGCGAGCAGCGACATTCATCCCCCACCGTATGCGGTCCTCCAGCTTATGTGCCGTCATGCTAGACTACCAATATGATCCCATTGTCAGCGAGAGCAGGACCTGGGGGAATGCCGAGGAATCCGCAGAGCCGCTTCCTCCAACCATCGAACAGACGGGCCCGATCGTACGGCTCCGATCGATTCCGCGTCCAAACCGCCGCTACGTCAGTATCCAGGCTCTCGCCTGCCTTAGGAACGGCGATCTCCAACAAGCTCAGTGTGGCGAGATATCGGCGGAGAACCATAAGTTCAGATGTAGAGAGGTTGTTCAAGCGAAACTCCAA